TTATGGTTGAAGATACTGCTGATGCTGTTACGATACCATCTCCAAAGAAAGAAGCTGAATCGGCATTTGTAGCTTGTGATGCTGAGATATCTAAAGATGTGATTAAAGAACCTGTTCCATCTGTTAAAGAAGAACCAGAAACCTGTGTTAGCTTCTGAAAGGTTTGATTTATAAATTCGTTTGTTAAGTTTACGCCCATGGGTAGTTTTATTTAGGTAGTGTTATACTGTCTGATACATAGTTTTGAGGATACTGTGAATATCTCTGATCATAAACCGGATACCCTCTCTTTAAAAACTCATTTGCATTTCTGACACCTCTGTTAAAGACAAAAGGTGCTCCATACTTTGAAGAATAGTCTGGATCTTGTTCATACAACTTGTTTGACTGGTTAAGCTCTGGGAATAATACCTGTTCTTCAATAAGGTAATTTGTTAACCTGTTGTTGTAGTATTCAAGCTTGTTTTCAACAGATCTTCTTTTCATGTTATAGTATTGCATGTCTACCTCTAAAGAATTTTCTCCTCCGTTTGGCTGTATAAGGCCGTTGTTTCTTGGTCTTAGATAGATAGCATCTAAAGAATACCAATATGCTGCATATAAAAGAACATCTTGAATGTATGTATCAAGAAGAGTTTTATAGTCACTGTAAGAAGAATCTGTTATATCACCTGATGATACAAGATCTAAAATTTTGTCGTAAAGTAAGGTTCCAAGTGTTGATTGTAGAGTTATATCCTGTGCCTCTCTGATGGCATTCTTGATAAGTTCTGAATCAACATTGTTGTTTATATCTGAAAAAGTTCTAAGCTTTGTCTCCGATATCAAAAAGGTTTGAGTCATTTTGGTCTTGGTTTATTTGTTGATCGTCTTGGTCTGATACTTCTACCGATGTTACAACTTCTTGTTCTGTCTGTCCATCTTCATAAAGTCTTTTTGTTTCAACACCGATAACAATACCTGGATAATTTACCTCAAGTAATGTTTCAAAGCATCTTAAAATGTCTTGCTGATATGGTTCAATCACCATATTGCTGAATAATAAATAAGCATCTATAACCTCATCTCTTCCACCCAATTGTCCGCTCTCTTTAATACCAAGCATCATTGGTGAAGTAATTCTGTGGGCAGTTAAAATCTTTTGCATCGACATATCGTTAATGTTCTGATAGTAGTTATCTGCGCCATTCTGAGGTATAGGTGTTATGTCTGGTTTATTGTCTGGAGAATCAAGATCCATATATAACAATGACCCTGCGTTATCAGTTCCTCCATAATTTGATCTTAACATTTGTTCAACAGCTGATACATCATCATCCGAGCCATTCATATATGTGGTGATTGCCAGTGATGGTGCAAGACCGTTTTTAATGTTTTGAACGTGAAAGTTATCTATCTCTGTATCCAAAGTGATAATCTTAAGAGCTCCGTTATATACAGGTAGTGGATAAAACTGCTGACCTGCATGATAGAAGTGTGGAACATATATTTGATTTGGGTGTTCTTGAGCCATTGCTGGATCAAAAGAACATAAATAATGAACCTCATCTGCTGAAGGTTTTGTATATTGTTTCCATTCTGTAGATATATAATATCCAGGGATGTGACCTCTTCTGTCTTTTTCTGCTGCTCTTACTTGTGAAAAATCGATATGATATACTTCAGCTATTCTTGATCTATCCATAGACCAGATAACTTCAAGAGCAAAAGAACCAAACAGATAAAAATCTGCTGCTGCTTTTGAATATATATCATTCCATGTTTCTTTTTTGTTAGCTTTTTCAAGGAATACCTCCTCGTTTGCTTTTAATCCTCCACCTATGATAGCTTCAGTTACAGCATTTACACAAGCTGCATGAATTGATGATTTGTTGTACAGCTCTATAAGGTGCTGAGGAAATAAGTTATCTTCACCTGACTTTATATATTTGTCGGAAGATTTTTCTTTATATGATACCCAATCATTTGTTTTCTTAGGTATGTGTGAAAAATGTAGTTTTTTTGTAGTCTTAGCCATTATATGTTGTATAATATCCTTGTTCGTTTGAACTTATATAATTGTCGAAAGAAGGTTCATCAGACCCGCTTATCCATGCTCTGTCATGATCTATAGTCCTGCTTCCTGTTAATCCCAATACCTCGCTCCATTTAACGTCTGCAAGAATCCATTGTTTTGCATACGTTCCCCATCTTTGTTCTCCACCTGTTAATGCTTCTGATAAAGTTATCTGATACTGACCTGAATAATCTGGTAGAACAGATGCTGAAACATTAAAAGTCAACCTTGGATTAAGGGTTGACGGTGTGTTTGTTAAAGTTCCTGTAAAAGAACTTGAGTTTTCATTTATACTCTGTGTTACAGAGAAAGTATATACAGATGATGTTGATGAAGCATAAATAGAAGCAGACTCTGG